TCGGGTCTGAATGGTCTTCAGCATTAACCTCTCCAGTCATTACATTAGCTGCACTTTGAAATAGAGAAGAAGCGTATTCTTTTCTACTTGTGTCTAATGCGTCTCCGACTTTATCTCTTAAAGCACTTTTAAAAGCGTCACCGGCCTCTGCGTTATTGCCTTTTGCTAATTGGTCTACAAAAGTATCTACTTGTGTTATTTCATTATCTGCCATTTTATGTTCTCCTTATATATTTCTAATAACCAGTATCGTCAGGTACACTTGTTTGTGGAGCTGCGATAAGACCATCATCAATTTCTTTTTTAATTTGATTATCAATTTGTTCAATTTCTCTTTCAGATTGTTTTAAAATAGTTTGTCGTACAAATTGTACACTAAAGTATTTACCAACATAATCTCTCACATCATTCGCTAATGCTATTCTTTCTCTTAATAGTTCAGCGTCTTTCAGTTCCGAGAAATGACCATCAGCCAAAAAGTCGTATTTAATTTTTTGACTAATTGCCTCCCAGTCTTCTTCATTTATGACTGATTTTAAAACTAGTTGAGTTCTTAATAAGTCATTAAATAAATCTGTAAATTTCTTTCTTAATCTATGTACAAACTTCGTAAATTTAAGTTCGTCTCTAGTAATTTCAGTTGTTCTACCTAAATTGAAACCTTGACTTCCTTCTAATCTACTTACTGGTACATTTAAACTTCTATATAGTTTTGCTTTAAAGTATTCAATATCACCTGTCTCACCTAGGTTTTGTCCACCAGGTAATGTAGTAATATCAGTTCCTCTTCCGCCTTCTCTACTTGGTAACCAAAAGTCTTCAAGCATAGACATATAGTTTCTATCGTCTCTAATCTCTCCAGTACTTGCGTCATAGACAAGTTTGTTTCTGTATCTTGCCATAACATCACGGAGATATTGCTCTGCTTTTACTTTAGGTAAGTTACCTACATCAATCTTAAATATTCTTCTTTCAGGTGCTCTTGCAATTCTGTAAATAACAACAGCGTCTTCAATCATTCTTAATTGATTAACTGGTTTAATTGCCTTGTGCATATAACCCATAACCATATTTTTGTTCAAGTCTACTAATCCACTTGGACAAAATGCGATAGCGTCTGTAGCAATCTTAATACCACCACTTGCCATACCAGGTCCTGCAACACCTTTTTCATTGTATAAAAAATACTCATTGTAGTCATGTACCACTTGTATGTTTGCCATATCAATTGGTCGACCTTTTTTAATCTCTCGTATTTTTTTAATCTTACGAGGATCAATATACCTTAATTCTGTTATACCTCTTACAGGTGATTCTCTATCAATAACTTTATGATAGTAAATTCTTCCATCAACATACCATCTTCTGAATATGTCGTGTCCTTTTGTACTAAAGTTCATCAACCTTAGTATCTCTTTAAATTCATCTTCAACCTTACGCTTAACTTTATCGCTAAAGTCCGTGTCAGTTAAATCTACTCGTACTGGATCTCTATCTATCTCGTTTGCAACTATAGCCTCGTTGACAATATCTTCAACAGCCATATCACATTCAGGATGGATTGAAATCTCTCTATACCTTCTTATTAAGTCTTGCTCTGTCTTGGCGTTACCTTCCATGTCAAGGTATTGACCAAAATAACCACCAGCAGAGACGGTTTGTGTTCCGTCATCTGCTGAAGGTTGAGTAAAACTTTGCTTCGGGTCTGGAGTATCTTTAACTCTAGTAATTTGAAAACCGAAAAGTTCTGCCATTATATTTTCCTCACAAGTTTACTTTTTATTATATATTTATTCAACTATTAAGTAGTCGTTCTTGCCTCAAAGAATAGGTATCTAAACGCCACTTCAAATGTTTCAACTGCTTCTGTTGGTTCCATATTCAAATCAATGCCACCGATAGAAGTTGGAAAACAACCTCTTAAAGTGTATGATTTAATAGTAGAGCCATTTCTGTCTAAATGGTCAATAAATGCGTCTACTTGATAATCTACTGGATTAACTAATCCTTCGTTATCAGACATATTATTGATTCCATTTTGCCATCTTTCAAAAGCGTCTCTTAATTTGAAGTTTGTATCGTTAAGTACCGTAATACTCCAAGGTTCAAAGTTTCTATCAGCTGCAAGATATACAGGTCTTCCACGGAAGTTAACCGTAGTAGTACCAATAGACATTGCAGGTATGCTTGTCGTTTGACATAAGAACGCTAGTTCTTCTGTTTCTCCACCAACTTGTGCATAACCAGGGAAAGGCATTGTTACCTTAAATTGGTTTGCTCTAGCTCCACCGCCAGCAAGTTTAGTTTTGAAGTCATTAATGTTTGCCATTTTTTATTTCTCCTCTTTACTAACCTGCGACTTCTGAAAAAGCCACACCAGTTCTGGTTGCGACAAAAGATAATGTGATAAAGTTGATACTTCTTGCTGGTTTAATGTAAATCTCAGCAATAAACTCGTTTCTATCAATTACTTCGCCTGTGTTATTTGTTTCATCACATACTACTAAAAAGTCTGTGATACCTCGTCTACCTTGTACTTCTCTTAAAAAAGGTTCTGTTAGGTTTCTAAAGTTAGCTCTTGTAAACTCATCATTGAATTCAAAGAGTTGAAATTTAGAAGCTGTAGCAATTGCCTTTTCTAAAACAATGAACAATCTTCGTACATTTATTCTATCAAATGCAGATGGTGTTGTTAGTCCAGTCTTATCACCAAACAAGATAATACCTTGACCAGGGAAAGAAACAACTGGGTTTACTCTCGCTCTGTAAAGTTCGTCTCGTTGAGTTTTGTTTGGACTATAAGCAAGTTTAACTGCACCTCTAATAATACCTCTGTTTAATCCAGCAGGACTAAACCAAGCGTCATTAGTTAAATCAGTTCTTGCTGACAAACCAGCCATATCTCCGTTTAACGGTACATATCTATATACATCAGAATATCTGTCATACATATATTTGTAACCACTATCAAAGATTACATAACTAGATGATTGTACTGCATTGAAGAACGCAAGTACATTATTAGTTTGAGTTATAGCAGAAGCAATATTAACTACATCACTTCTTTGTGGACTAGCAAATACTATACAATCTTTTCTTGTTTCAGCGATTGTAATTAAATCACCAATCAAGTTCAGACTTGCTGGACCAGCCATTATCAAACCAACATCAACGGTTTCTGAATCTTGGAACAATTCAAATGCAGACTTTCTAGCACCGTCAGTCACACTTCCATCAGCACCGTTTCCGAATGTTAATGCAATAGGTCCTGATACAGCAGTGAAAGCAGTATTTGCTTTTGCGTTACCCCAATTAGTTCCGTTTGAGTTATGGTCTCCCCAAAAGATGAAAGATGATTTCTTGTAAATAACTTCCGGATAGAAATTATTAGAACCACCAGCGTCTTTTGCGTCTTTAGCTTTTGATACTTTTTCGTATACTTCTAGTACTTCGCCTTTAGTTCCTGATATAGAACCGTCAGCGTCTATAACGACAATGTGTACTTCATCATCACTACCACCAGCAGTTAATACATCTGGAGATGTTCCAGGTGCACCACTTACGAAATCGTAATGTGACCATCTTCGTCTAACATTAGCGCCATCTAAGATAACTCTAGTTAAACCACCTGAACCAACTTTTTTCTTAATTGTAATGTCGTTAGTTGATACGGCTGTTACCTCGTATTCAATTCCGTCATCATAATCGTTAGTAGCGGCTGATGTTGAAAATGCAACAATGTCACCAACATTAATGTTAGTTCCACTTGTCATTGTTATAGTTGTGTCGCCAATTGATACTGCACTATCGTTTACGGTTGTAACCGCATCCTGTGAGTATGCAGTAGCAGAAGGACATACAGAAACAGATAAACTATTTCCATAAGCGCCAGCTGTTCTTGCGACAAACTCCCTACCAGAAATACCAGTGTAAGCACCATCTGCTAAGTATGTTGAGTTATATTGGTCAGTATTTTTGACCAATACTGCTGAACCACCGTTGGTTACAGCGTTTAAAATTCCAGGGTTTTCAGTTCGTACTAGCTTCAGAGCATTGGAATACTGAAGGAAAGATGAAGCAGTAAAATACTCTTCAAAGTTCGTTGCAGTAGGTTTTCCAAAGATACTAACTAATTCTTGTTCAGAAGAGATAAGCGTTACCTCTCCAACTGGACCTCTACTTGAATTTAGAGCATATGCTCCAATACTAGTAGATACAGCAGGAATTATATTAGTTAAATCCTTTTCTTGTACGAGAACGCCTGGTGATACTTGAAATGCCATTAGGTTTTCTCCTCTATTTTATTGTTTGTATTTTTATAAAAATACATAATGTTTTCCTTTGTCAAAATTCGTATTATTCATACGCCCATATTCAAATTTCTCAATCGTTTATATTTATCAAATAGGGAAGCTTCATCAACTACCTTTGCGTACAGCGGGATGCCAAATCTGTCCATATTCGTCTGAAAACGGTTGTTCTTCTTCTGTATCAATACCATTATCCACGAATCCAAACGGCGCCATATCTTGTTCTATTAACTTTTCTTGTTCAGCATACATTTCTGCTCTGATATTTCTATCAGTCATTTCTTTGAAATACCTTTGGTTTGCAACCCAACCTAATATAGTTAGACAAGTCATATAGTCATCATTGCAACCTTCTTCAGCTTGCCAACTTTGATTTTTTCTTGTAAAGGTAGACATTTCTCCGATAATATTAAAGTCATTAAGAATTATTTTATCAGACTCTATAATCGCTTTGATGTTTGCAGTACCCATTTTTTTAATCTGTTTAGTCATTCGTACACCTAATTGTGAACCTCTTGCACTAAACATAGCGCCAAGTATTTGTCCAGCTCTACCTTTCTGTGTAGTCATTAACATATTGTCATACTCTAATTCATAATGTAAACCATCTGAAATCTGAGCACCAATATCATTGACCTCTACAAGTATATGTGCTTTGTTATATTGTGTACAGACTTGAGCAATCGTATTAGGAAATAATATAGGTTTAATCTCATTGTCTCTAAATGTTGCAACCACTCTATAAGGTAAAGAGGTTACATCAAATATAATAAACGCTGAGAAATCTTTTAGTGTACCTCTGGCAACATCAACCGTACATAAGTAAGTATTGCCTTTTACAACTTCTTCAAAGATACTCAATCGTCCATTTGTTTTAAGTGGTGTCATATACGGTGTCGCTTTGATTTTAGCAGGATTGATTAATGTATCAATACTTCCTAAAAACTCACACTCAAACTCACTAGCAAATTGAGACTCACTAGTGTTTCTTATTGTTTCTTCTTTCCACTTATTATCTCTACCTGGTACTTCTGACCAATGTACTTCAATAGGTATGTAATCGTTTTGTCCTGCTTCAGCGTCAACCCATAGTTTATAAAATTGATTCATTCCGTGAGGAGTTGAAACGATAATAACTTTAGTTGACTTACCAGAAGTAATCGTAGGATAAACGGAACTAAAAAATTGTTCAGCAATAGTTGTAGGTACGAAAGCAAACTCGTCAAGGAAGATAATGTTATATGAACCTCCTCGAACAGCACTTGAAGATGTTGCAGCTGCTACTACTTTACTTCCATTCTCTAATTCTATATTACCTTTGTTCCAGTTTAACACACCTTGTTGTAACCATTTTGGTAAATTCTCATATGCAAGTTGTAGTCTTCCTAATATATCTCTTGCAGTAGATGATTTGTTTGCCAATATAGCAATATTACTATTAGGATTAAATAACGCATAATGTAATAGATATGATATAGTTGTTGTAGACTTACCTGATTGTCTAGGTAGTTTACAAATAGTAAATCTATTCTCATGTATTGTTTTTACAATTTTTTCTTGGAAAGGATACATATCAAAAGGCACTAGTCCTTCATCAAGTGAAACAATCTGTACATATGATTTCATAAAGTACACAGGATTATTTTCACATTTTTTAAACTCCTTAATCTCCTCAGAAGTAAACTCTTGTGGTGTGTTTACTTTTTTTAGATTAGGATTTCCCAAATAAGCGTCTGTCATTATTTATTTTTAAAACTCCCTGTATTTGTCCAACCAGAAAACTTTTTACTATTACTTTTAAATCTGTAGTATAACGCCGGATATGATTTTATATTAAATGTTTTCATTATTTCTTCTAAACCTTTATATTCTTTTCCGTCAATTACATATGACTTCATCTGCCACGGTCTATTAGGCATATTACCCCAATATTTTTTGTTGGCCTTTGAGATGAGTTTCTTTGTTTTCTCTGGTCGTTTCTTACCTTTGTTCATCTCACTTGCTATTTTAAAATTGTTTATAACCGCCTCTAACCTCTTACCTGTTTTGGGTCCAGAATTAGCCTTAATCTGTGCCGTCTTAGTCGCCTCTGCCACACTTATTTGTCCTGATAATGTTTGATATGCAATCTTATCCTGCCATCTTCCATATTTCTCATATAACTTTTTATGTTCTATTGAGTGTTGTTTTATAGTGACCTTTTTTAGATTACTTGGTTCGTCTGTTCCACCCATATGTTTAGGAACAATGTGGTGTTTGTGATATAATGTCATATATCTATTTATAAGTTTGGGTTACCTAAGCGTCTGTCATAACTTAATCTTTTCCTTCAATTG